GCTCAGCTATTGAAGGGGGAGTCCGAGCCGCACGTTCTGCGCGTTGTTCTTTAGTCGGGCGTTGCCCAGCGGCGGTTTTAAGCGCGGTAGTAGCAACAACCTGAGGGCCCGCGCCCAAGCCTTCCGCCAAAACTTCACCGAGTTTAAATCCCTGCCCGGCGGCTTGCTGAGCGGTAGCTTCGCCGGCCATCTCCATACCGGGCTCAACCAGTAAATTTTTACCGGCGGCGCGTAGATTTTTACCGAGCCCAGCGGCCCGAGTAATTGGGGCGGCTAACCGTCCAGTGGCAGCTTCAGAAGCAGCGATCACGGTGCCACGAGTTACTGCCTTTTTCCCAGCTTCTTCAAGGAATTTGGGGTCACGAAGTTTTGCTTCGACGGCCTCAGCATTCTTAATATCTACCTTGGCTTCTTGCAAGGACTCCACAATGGAGGCCATGTATTCTACGGGGAAGCTGCCCGTAGCTAGCCCCGTCATAAGCGCCGGTAGCCCGCCTCTAAGCAAAACACCTGCGGCACCCCCTACCAATCCGGGCAGCATGTTCGGGGTGGACTGCACCGAAAACTGCTGAATAATGCCTAGCGGGTCTTTCTGAAATACTTTCCACGCAGCCCCCATACCATCTTTGTTAGCGGCTTTTACAAACTGCTCAGCTAATGGGTTCTTTGCGTAGGCTTGCTGTTCTGCGCCATAAGCGACGGCTTTCGAGATATTTTTGGGTACGAACTTTTCCAGTTCAGCCCGTTCAGCAGCCCGTTGCGTGGGGTTCATCTGCTTATACCCAAGCGGGTCCTGCATCTCAGTGACCGGCTCGCCCTTGTCGATTTTGTCGAGGATCTGTAGACCCTCTAGAGCGTTCTTAGCCTGAGTGGTATAGAAGCCCTGCTGCATCCCGGCTACGCCGGATTTGAACTGCTCCGGCATCAAGCCGAAGTCAATCCCACGAGTTTGCCGAGGGGCAGCGGTAGTTGCAGGAGCCGGCTTTTGCGATTCCGGTTCTGGTTGAGCTTGAGCCGCAAACTGAGCGAACGGGTTTCCTTCTGCCGCTGGTTGAGCCTGAGCCGCAAACTGAGCGAATGGATTCGCTTTCGCAGGAGCCGGCTTTTGCGAATTTTCTTGCGCCATAATCTTTTGGACATAGGCTTTTGTACCGGCAGGGGCCGCTCCAAAACCTTTTTTAGCAACGTAATCTGGCCCCCAGTTGTACCCAGCAAGGGCTTTCTCGTAGCTACCGAACCTGTCTACGTTTTGTTTAAGGTAGGTAAGGCCGCCCGTAATGTTCTGTTTGGCGTTGTATGGGTCTACTTTTAGATCACGGGCAGTACTAGGCAACAGTTGAGCAAGACCAATAGCCCTCTCAGTACGCCCGGGTATTGGCGGGCCTATTGCGGCTGGGTTCCAGCTAGACTCCGCTTGAATAAGATTATTGGCAATGCTCCACGGCACTCCCAGTCTCTCGGCCTCTGATTTTGCCCAAGCACGTAAGTCATCGACGCCAGAAGGCTTAGCTTCGGGTTTAGGCGCAAACTTGGCAAACGGATTCTCAGCCATATTATTTTGCGCTCGGAGTATTTGCCTTTGCTGCTTCAGCCCTTACTTTGGCCGCTGCCCCAGCCCCAAAGATTTCGTCAAATTGAGCATCAGTTCCTTTACCACTCAACAACATATTGACCGCCTTTTTAGTATCTTCAGGCGTTGGGCCAGCAGAGCGAGCGGGCGCAGCGGCGGGGCGAGTAGGAGCGGTGGGGGCTCCCGTTGCGCTTGCTGGGTAGTTTTTAGTAACGTCGTTTCGTACCTGAGTCTCCAAGCTTTCAAGAGCTTTTTGACCCTCCGCTTTCTTCGCCGGATCTTGGTCTCTGGACAAAATCTTAGCGTCCCTAATAGCGCCTGACAGCGGGTGCGGGATGATACCCATCATTACGCCAGTTACATTCTTAGAGATAGCGGTCGCCGCAGATACCCCAGGAGGAGTAAGAGCCGCTTCTTGTCGTCCGGGGCCGATATCAGATGTTCTAGTTTGAGCCACCGCAGAACGCAAGGCTTCTACTCTCCTTTTGTTCTCCTCCGTCGGGTCGTTGGCATAGTCAATCTCGGCATCCGCTAAGCGCTCAGGCAGTTTGACTTGCGCAGCGCGCCCTCCAGTCCCAGTCGGCCTAGTAGCGGATAGACCCTTAGCGGCAAGGTCCGCGATTATCCTGCGCTTAGTAAGCTCCGCAGTATCAACAGCGCGTTGATCTTTGCTAGCTTGAGACAGGGCGCTAGTGGCATCACGGTGCAGACCCATGCGCTCTTTACGTTCCGCATCGAGCAGGTTGAAGTTCATAGAAGCTTGAGCGCGTTTGGCAGCCGTATCTTCTCTAGCGATCCGTGCGTATTGTTGCCCCAGAACCGACCCAGCTTGGCCGAGTCCTTGAGCGAAGTTCATACCCGGCTGCATCATTGCAGCACCGGCTTGCAAAAACGCCGCGCCTTTCTCTACGCCAGTATCACGACTGCCCAGACCTTCTATCTGCTTACGGTACGCCTCGTAGGGGGACTCTCCCCCAACTCCCTTAGCCCGCGCAATATAGTCATTGTAGTACTGGGTTTGTTGCGCAGCCGTCAGGCCCTTAGGGTTGTAATTTAAGATATTTTTAATAAGCCCGGGGTACATTCTGGCCATAGCGGAATACATCTCCGGCTGGCCGGGAGAATCCCCAAGATTTTCTTGCAGCAGATCAACTAAACTTTCAGGACTACCGTCTACAAGCGACCCTTCTTCACCGTTAAACGCTACGATCCCACCTCGCGCCATTTCGGCGGGCAAATTAGATTGCAGAGCGTTAATCCCTTGCGGGGCCATAGCCTGCGGGGCCATAGCCTGCGGAGCCATAGCCTGAGGAGCCATAGCCTGCTGAGCGAGCGTTTGTTTCGGCTGTTGTTCTTGCTGCTGCATTGCAGCAGCCTGCTGCGACATCTTTTGCTTTTGCAGCGCAACAGGAACGCCAATCAGATCACTGATTGTTTCGTTCTTAACACCCTGCTGTACTTGGTCAAGCGATACCGAGTCAGGATCGAACAGTACTTTGCGGTTCAGAGCAGGCAAGCCACCCGTAGCCATGCCTTGCACTGCGCCACCACTGGCCATTCCTTTGATAATTCCGCCCCCAGCTTTCCCAGCACCCATCATCTGAGACACGCCATAAGCGCCCATACCTAGACCCGCAAGCTGAGAGGCCATCGGTGGAGCGGCTTGATAAGACGTTGTGGTCTGGCCGGGAACTGCGTAACCACGCAGCAGCGCATTGAAAGCATTGAACTGTTGAAGCGGGTACTGCCGTTCATTAGCAAAATTCTGGACTGCTTGATTGATGATGCCCTGCTGTTGGGCTTGCTGTTGCGCACCCATTGATCCTTGCAGGTTGATGATGTTTCTTTGCGCATCCAGTTGCTGCGTGCCTAAGTTGCCAAGATTCGCACCTTGTCGGCCGAGTAGGTCATAAGCGCCTAGGACATTATTCAGACCTTGCTGCGCACCTTGCATCCCTTGCAGCCCAAGGTTTGAACCAAACTGCTGAGCTTGTTGAGCGTTTTGGAATGCGTTTTGAAGTCCGGTTGCTTGGATGCCTTGCTTTTGACGCATCAAATCAGCATTAGCTTGTCCTTGCGCAATGCCTTGGCGACTCCCACCAAACGCTCCGCGCTGAGCAAACCCAGCGTTCGCTGCTTGATTGGAAATATCGGCCTGCCGTTGCGCTTGCTGCTGCTGCACGTTGACGACGTTTTGCATATACGGGGACATAAACGCCCCCATCGAGCCGGGGTCTGTCGCCATCCCCATATACTGATTACCAGCATTTGCCTGCTGAGCGGCGAGTCCAGCAGCTTGAGGGGCAACACTAAGCGCACCCTGCCCAGACTGCTGCGCCATCTGTGAACCCATCCCGAACTGTCCGGGCACTCGGAGATTCGCCGTGTTACTAAACGCCTGCTCCTGCATAGGCGAAAACCCAGCCACATAGTCGCTCGGGTTCTGGCTATACGGAACAAACGGCTTTACGCCGGTAACATTAAGTTTACCGTCGGCGCCCTTCTCAGTACGAAACAGCTCTTGCATTGCGCCGCCGAGAGTCGTCTCGACTTGAGGACGCAGCCAGTCAGGAATGTTTGTTTGAGTAACAGTCGAGCTAGACGGGCCGCCGCCACCACCCCCGTTACCGTACACAACCCTCCCGCCAATTTTGCGCGTAGCAGATTCACCAATAGGCTCACTAAGAGCGTACAGTTTATGACGGGGGTAGTTCATATCAGCACCTCGACCAAGGTCAGCCTTGGTTCAAAATCGTAACGCTTCCACAAACGCATGATGGATTCTCTACCATACCCTTGAATCTTGGTAGCCCCACGCTGCTTTAACAGAAGTTTGAATTGGTTAAACGTATCCGTATTGGAGATTAACTTCCCACCAATCGCAGTCACAAACGCAACGCGGTGGATTGGGTAGTTAACAAACGATACCGTGCAGGCACCGCATACAGATCCGTCGTCCTCTATCGCCACAATCAAAAGCCACGCCCCATTTGTAAGGAACATTTGGAGGTGGTGAATATTGTAATTGTGGTGCCAGTCAGGAAACTCCGGGCTGCTTTCTAATGCCTCAGCCAAAAACGGTTCAATCAACGGCCACACTTGTGACACATTGGCTGTATCAACATACTGAATGGCAATAGCCATTAGCGGTTAAGCCCAGAGAGCCCGTAGTCATCGAAAGCTGGGTAGCTATTTCTAAACAAACTGCCGATACCGCCCGAAGCTGAAGCCTGAGCAAACGGGTTCATAAACTCGCCGAACGGCGACTGCATGTCAGTACCGTAATCACTTATTGCCGGAGTAGAGCTTTTGGCGTAATTGGTGTAGCTCGGCCGATAGATATTAGTATTGGCAGACGGTGCCGCTTGCGGTTTGTACTCCGGGCGTTCTTCGGGTTTAGCAGCGGCAGCGGCGCCCTGACCACCGTATTGCCCAAAATAATCATTGGCCCCGTAAAAGCCACCGTCTATGCCGGCAAGTCCTTCTGCCGCCAGCGCAGCGTTAACATCCCCCATGCTCATCATGCCTTCTTGGCCGTCCGGCGCATCAACTGACGCGGCAGACATCGCGCCCTCTGCCGCCGCTGCGTTTGCTTCCCCGCCATCGCCGTTGACGCCGCCCCCAAAAAACCTTTTTGCTTTGCGCTTCTTAGGCATAGACAAGAACTTAGAGGCGTCGATTTCTTTACCCTGCTTTTTATTGCCGGTACGAGCAGCACGGACTCGATCCATCATGGCGTAGAGTTGCTTGGCACCAGCATCTGTCGAGCCATTGCCGAGGTGCGACACAACATCCGCAGGGATAACAAACTCGCCATCAGCCAACCGAGCAGGTTGTTTTTGAGCAATAGTTGCGGGAATGTGGTCGGACATCCCGTCGCCCGGGCCTTTGAGCAGTCGGCCACCGTCTGAATAGCCGCCAAGATCCGCGATTCCGCCTTTAGCAAACATTGGAACGTATTTAGACGGGTCGTAATTAAAGCGTGACAGCGGGCCGTTATACGGAGCTTGCCCCGAAACCTTACCTTTCTGACCCATAAGAGCCATCAAACCGAGCATACCCCCGCCGCCGTAAAGCATCTTCTTCTCAGGAGATAAGCTTTTCCAAAGCTCCATCAAACCCCTTGGGGGCTGCTGCCCACCAGTGAATCGGTTCGCGACGTTAAATCCTGATCCTTGTTCGCCAAGAAATGACAGCCCGCTTGGCTGAGCTGCTGCCTGCGCCGCCATCGGGTTCATGGTTTGTTGGGCAGCGTTGGAAGCCCCCGCCATATACTCCGCGCCGTCAGCCCCCAATCCCGCCAATGCATCAATACCTTGAGGTGGCAGTGCAAAAGAGCTAATGTTGCTACCCATAACAGGGGCCGTTACCGCACCCTCTGCTACCGGAGCCAATGCCGAAACTGCCGCCTCTGGGGCAGCCGCTACACCCGCTGCGGCCGGTGAAGTCAACGCAGTAACAGGCGCGGCCGAAGCTGCGGAGCCAAGAAAGCTTGGGAGGGTTCCGGTAAGAGCGAAATTGCCAACCCCGCCGGTTAGGCCCCCAAGCAAAGCCCCTTGCAAAGGGTTGCCGCCTCGCAGCGCAGAGGTTCCGCCTCCAATCGCAGCCCCAAGGAGAATAGGCTCCATCCCCGTGTGGTAAGTACGGCGACCGGCGACATAACCATTGAATTTATTGGAGATAAGCATAAGGACCTCTTGCCCTAAATCGTATCACCCAAGTGGGGCTGATACAAAGGACATAGTAACAATAACGGAAGGAATTTCGGGCCTTACCGGGCCAGTCGGTGCGGGGTATTCGGCTAGAGAAACATCTGTATTTGTAGCGCACCACATCAACTGCACGTAATCGGTAGAACTCATTTCGACAAACAGGTTGCACGCTCCAATAGCATGAAACGGATTTCCGGCGCTTTTCCTAGCGGGCATACCAAAACGGCTGTTTGTGTGGGAGACATCCACGCCATTCTTACGCAGCCAAATATCAGCATCCTGAGGAGCGTTGTTGGCGTTGTTTAGTTGAACACTAAACTGAAGGTTATAAATCCCAACTTGTTCTACAGTAATTTTTGAGTTATCAACAACCGATACGCCACTGCTCATCGCCGTGCTATTCAAACGAATAGGGTAGGCCGTTGAAGTAGACGCAATATTCTGATCGCCAACGTCATAAAACGAGCCGTGAGGAAAGCTCAGTCTATAGCCGCCTCTAGTATTAGTAAGCTGCTGAAGACCATTACTTAGCTGATTGAAGTACAGCCGCAGTACGTTTGAGTACTGATCGTGATATCCAGCGTCCCAGTCCTTTGGGGAGATGGGAAGGCTTGGGTTGGGCGGGAACCGGAAATAGGTATGGCTCATTTCCTGCCGTCTGTACGAACATCAATCCGCTGAGCCCCAGCCTGCCACGAGGTGTTCACTTGGTTTGACTCAAGCCGCATGAGTATCTGCCGGCCACGCAACCTCATGTAAACCTGACCGGTAAATCTTTCCGTATCCAACGCAGTCTCTGGCGCTACTAAAGTAACGGTAGCTGATTTAGCGGTTTCGATGCCAGAGCCAGAGTTGCGCAGTGCCGACAAAGTTAGATCGACCCTAGGAGCCAGCCCGCTCGGAGTATTTTCAGAGTTAGCAAACGTGACATCTGGCACTACGCGCCATACAAACCCAAAGCTATTGCCGTCGCCAATATCAAACTCAGATGACCCAATATAAGCGTTGATTGGCAAGTTTGTACCATCTGTATTGTCGTTCAGTCCCGACTCTTGAGAAATCAGCCTGCCTGTCTGGGTAGTTGGATCATACGTTGTGCTAATTGGCAGCGCCCGTAAGCCAGAGTCAATCCACGCGCTACGCCCCAACGTGCCGTAATACCAGACGTTCTCGGCGTAATTATAGATAACGTATCTGTCTACTTCATTCGAATTTTTAGATGGGTAAAGCCACCAGACTTCGTTAAACCCTTCGTTAGATCCAGAATAAACAAGACCTATTTGATCGTGGTTCAGGTCGCTAAATACAAACCTTCTGAGATCGCAGTTTAGAGTTTGCACGCGACCGTTATAGGCATAGAACTTGTCTATACCCATCCAATACACAACGCCAGACGCCAAGGTAACGCAGTTTCTGCCGGCTATTGAAATGTTGTCAGCTAAAAGCTGAGACCCCCATACAACGGGCGGGCCAAAGTATTGCAGCGAATACAAGCTAGATTCTGTAAACAGCAGTATCTCTTGACGAGAAATAATCCACGAAACTATGGACGATCCATGAGATAGCCGCAAACTCCCCGCTTGGTTAGTTGCATCCGGCGTCCACTGGTATTGATTATCTTGATCGCTCCAGCGCATAAGCAAAGGATCAAGCGTTGCGGAACCGTAGTCGTTGCAACCAAGCGCCAAAACAAATCTATTGACATCCGATACGGCAATGTTGTTTTGCGTTGTCGGTACATCAACAAGCAGTGAAACCGAAAACGTGCCGCTACCTGCACCAGTTACGTTAACTAGATTACCTGAGCCATCAAGCAGGTTCGCGGTTACCCCGTTTACATTAAACAGATAGTAAGTGGTCAGCGCAGAAATGCCAGTCGGCAGCGTGCCGCCAGACGACACGGCAAATTGAATAGCTGTGCCCTCTGAAAGAATAATGGATAGCGTGACGACCGTCGGTGATGCGGTGGTAAACGATGCCGCCCCGCCAAGAGAGCTAAGCAAAACTCCCCGAGTTGACGTTCCAGAATTGGCGTCCCAATAGTAAATGCCGCCTTTAGCGGGACCATAAATCAGGTCTTCGCCATAATTCTGTTGCGACCATAAACGCAGATCAGTGATTGTCGAACTTGGTGTTCCAGTACCCCAAGGGCCAGAGCCCCAAGCTCCTGACCCCCATCCAGCCAGAGGGATTACCGTTGCCGGCCCAACCGACAACTGATACGCAGCCACTACAGCAGAGCCACCATAAGATCCCGCTACTAAAGCGGTAGGTGTCGTGATTGTGTATGTATTGGCCGTAAGTACAGTAACCTGAAACTCCGCATTCAGAGTGCTTGCATAGGTTCCGGTGGCGCCGCTAAAAGTAACAAAGTCCCCGGTGATGCACCCATGCGAAGTATCCGTTACGGTAACAGTCGTCGTTCCAGTAGCAGCAAATGGGTTGGCGCCCAGAGTAACGGTGCGGCGCAAAGGCGTGATGTCAAACATCGAGCCGCCGTCTTCAATATAGAACTTCAGATGGGTGCCGATACCCATCAAGTTACTGCCAGTTAGCGTTACCCAGTTCCATAGCGAACGGCAAACGCCTTTGAAGACATTGAGTGAATACGGCACCCAACCGCCAATTGTTTCTGGCGTGCTTTGCCGGAATCTAACTTTGTCGCACTCCCACCAACCGCCTTCGTTGGTGTATCGAGTGTTCTCTTTGTTAACTCCCGGCTTGAAAGCTATCTTCTGTAACGGCATGGCATGTCAATCTTTCTTGTCAGCGAAGAACACACCGATAACGCCCGAAATAGCCATGCCAGCAGCAATGATCGCCTCGGCTTGGGCTGCTCCAAGCGAAATGCCCAGCGCCGTCAACAGGTAAACAAAACCACGCCAAGTAGAAGCTTCAGAAATACGCGCAATAATGTACTCTTTCATGGTTTTTCCTTAGGTAAAGATTCACAGAACAGATCACGCTCGGCTTTGCGCCGAGTAACCAAGCCGGGGAGAACTCGCCCGGCAGCATAAACCCACTTATCAAACTCGGCCTCGGCGGCTTCGTACTCTCGCGCATTGACCTTACGCAGCAAGGTGCTACGGCTGAAGGCGCTGATGCCCACATTATAGGTAAAAGATACCAGCGCGTCGAACCTATTCTGATTGAGCGGTACGCTTACGACCTGACCAACGGCATTGGCAAACTTCGTTGTATCGTATTGCAGATACTCAAGCGCCTGAGCTTTGGTGATTACGTCACCTTTCTTAACTTTGCGCCCGTCTGGGTACACGGTCGTCCCGTAGCCGATTGTCCAAGGCTCGTTGCCCGTACCGGGATCGGGGTAGGCTTTTAAGCGCAACCCCTCAAACTTAGCGATAAGGTCTAGGCCACGGGCAGAGATTTGCATTTAGGCTTTGTATTCCGCTTGCCGCGCTTCTACTTCCATAGGGTTTTCACGGTACCCATAGCGCAGGTTGTACCAAAGATACTTAGTGTAAAACTTCAGTACCCCAAGCTCTTGCGCTTGTTTCCAGTGTGCGAGTTCATGCTTACGCAGCCGCTCGCTATCAATACGGTCTTCAGTAATGAAGATCCCAACCGGAGGCAGGGTGATGCCTTTATACCCCGTGGTTTTAAGGAACCACTCAACTGGGCCTTTAGCTACGGAGATTTTAGCTTCGTTCATTTATACAATCGCGCCGTAGATAGCGCCTGCGGTAGCGATAACAACACTGCGCCCGTTCTGTAATATGGCCGCCCCTGCGGCCCCTCCAGCAAGAATCTCGCTGGTGTTGAAAGCACTACGCAACGGTCCACCCGCAGCGCCCCAGCCTCCACCGCCACCGCCCGCACCTGCGTTTACACCGGTGTCGATATTGGCCTGTTGCCCTTGCTCACCGGGGCCGCCGCCGTATTTTCCGACCCTGCCGCCAGTAAGCCCCCCGCCTGAACCCCCGGCAGAACCACCCACAGATGCCGCCGAAGAAGGCGTAGTCCTACTACCCGGAGCTATTCGCCCACCGCCAGCGCCCGCAAACCAAGGGTCTGAAAAATTCCCATTACCGCCCACAGCGCCGGGGCCTCCGCCACCAGCACCAGAGTAACCGGGGACGCTTCCTCCATTACCCCCGCCAGCTCCGCCACCGCCACCGCCGGTACCGTTTCCACTACCAC